CCCCTAGTTCAGCCAGAAAGTTATTCCAAACCTCCATTGCAAACTCTTTTATTCCATTCCACAATTCACTAAAGAACTCTACTACTGGTGCAAATATCGTCTTTATCTCTTCCCACAAACCTTTAAGCCATTCAATCGAACTTTCTACGAACCCTAATACTGCCTCTTTAACTTTATCCCAATTTTTGATAAGAAGGTATATTACCCCTACTAATGCAACGATGGCGAGTATAATCCACCCTATTGGACTTGCAACGAATAAAGCGTTCACTGCCCCTTGTGCTACCCCAAGTGCCTTTGTTGCCCCTGTGAGTAACCAAGTCTTTGCTGTCAGTAATCCTTTCGCTATACCCTCTTTGGCATATAGTCCCATTAGGTAAATCGTTTCTGCTTTATCAATAAGCATAGCTTTCGTTTTTGCTCCCATACCTGCGACAAACTTCCATATATTCGGTATAGTTTCAGTTATAAGAGTTTTACCAAAAGACCCTAAAGCTGTTACTATTCCCCATACCATACTCGCTATTTTATAGGTTAAAAGAAGTCCTCCAACTATGCCTACCGCTTTACCGAAGTTTTTCCAACCCTCTGTGTTTATACCGCCAACCACATCGTTTACTTCTGCTACTTCATCTTTTAGTTCCTGTGTTGGGAACAGTAAATCCTTCAAGAATCCTATAGCTTTTTCTATCCACCCTATAACTGTTCCAAATACTGTCGATACTACTGTCGATACTCCTTCAAACCCAATCCTTAATCCTTCCCAAAAGGCTTCAAATTTCATTTTCAAATCAAGGATTGTTTCTATTATCGGAAGTAATCCTAATTCCCTCAACCTAACAAAAGTATCTTCAGATAGAGTATAATCACTCCACGCCTCTGTTAGCCCTTTCCATAGAGTGTCTAATTTAACTAATCCTACGGTCAGTTTACTAAAGAAGTCATCATTCTGTTCTAATTTCCTTAATGCTGTTAGCATTTCATCTGTATTTAATCCTATTATTCGCCTTGCCTCTGTAAATGCGTGTTTTGTATTATCTATGAAGTCCGTTATTATTGTTCTTATTCCGCCAAAATCGAATTTCCATGCCAAGTATAAAGCCCTAAGCGTTACTGCGATTGCCCCCATTTGTGTCAATAATGGTCGCATTTTTATCCAAAGTGCGTTCATTATTGCAGTCCCTGTCAACATATTGGCATTAAGCCCTAACCAAGAAGTTGCTAAAGTCGCCACTTTTCCTTGAAGTAACCCAAGTCCTGCAATAGCCCCTCCTAATGCTCCACCTAATACAAGTAGAGTTCCTACTGCTGTTAATGCTAATCCTGCTAACCCTAATCCGAAACCTAATGTTTTCATAAATACTGGGTGTGCATATCCAAACTCCACTATTTTTGAAAGTAGGTTACTAAAGAACTTTATTACTTTTCCTATTATCGGTATTACTGTTTGACCTAAAAGGACTTGGAATGTTTGCTTAATACCCTCATTGATTTTCTGTATTCCCCACAATGTATCTAAAATATCTTCACTTGCTTGTTTTGAAACCCCTGCAGAGTCCTTTAACCCATCTACTATGTCTTGGAACGCCCTCTTTCCATCTGTGGAAGTTGCTACATATTGACCTGTAGCTTCATCAAATTTCATAAAGGCTTCTGTCGAACTCATTACCGCATTTAACATATTTCCTGCTTGGTCGCCGAATATTCTTTGAAAAAGCGTTGCCCTCTTCTCATCTGTTAGGTTTGCACTTGCTTCTGTAAGTCTCTCAAATATCTCTATCATACTTTTCATTTTACCTTCGGCATCCCAAAAATCTTCTGCGGATATACCCAATTCTTTTAGTGCGTCAACCTTCATTCCCTTACCTTTTTGTAGCTGTTGCGTTATCATAATAAGCTGTCTACCGAAACCTTGTACCGTAGCACCTGCTTGGGCTGCCCCTTGACCTATGTTCCTTAAAAGTCCACCCATAGCCAATAATTCTTCCATTGGTCTACCAAGTTTCGTTGGTGCTGTTCCTAAAGAGTTTATAAACGCTGACATATCCTCTAATTGGAAGTTAGTCAAGTTTGAAATCTTTACGAACATATCTACAAGTCTTACTGCCTCTGATGCTTCTAGGTTAAACTTATTTAAGGAAGAAGCTATTAACGATGCACCTTCGGCTAACTCAATTTTTCCCGCCGCTATCGAAACCAAATCGAGTGTCGGTCTTAATGCTGTCAAAGAACTTTCTACATCAAGTCCCGCCGCCGCTAAACTGGTTAAGGCATCTACTGTTTCCTGTGGACTAAACATCGTAGCCATACCTGTATCAATTGCTATCTTCTTTAACCTTTCCATTCCTTCCTCTGTTTCGCCTGATACAATCTTTAGGTTTACCAAGGCTGTTTCAAAGGACTTTGTTTCTTCTACTGCCTTACCTAATACACCTAATAGCTTTCCTCCTTTTGCTATCAATCCTGCACCTGCTAATGCTACTCCTGCACTTATTCCTGCGAGTTTCTTAAATTTCTCATTATTCTTTTCAATCGCTTCTGCTAACTGTTCCGCTGTCTGCTGTGTTTGACCGAAAATCCTTTGGGTCTTCAGCATTTTAGCCGAGGCTCTATCTTGGTAGTCTAATAGTATGCCTATGCCAAATAAATTTTCCATTGACTACCTCCTAACCCTGCTACTCTTCTCTATGCTTTTTGCTTCTGCCTCCTTTTGCTTGTATATCTCATTAACCCACATTTTCCTTTCCTTATAAGGCAAAGTCCAAAGTGTGTTCCTATCCCAATGATACACATAAGCTAATATATGCATTTCGGTTCTGGCTATTTCTATATTGCAATTCTGCGAAAAGTCTGCGTCAAAGAAGGTACTTATAAAAAATTTACCATATTAAGAGTAGACCTAAATTCCTCCCCACAAGATGAACAAGTAATATCTGTTTCCAGTTCCACCCCGTAGGCATTTTCCCTTAACACATTTAAGAGATACTCTCTATCCTTTATGCTCAATCCTCTTATAATTGCATCGTGAACTTTTACATCTCCTAATTCAACGATACATCTTGTTAAAAGCATAGTATTAGCTGTTCCTATATTCTTTCTCGCTATGGTATCTAATACTTCTCTATCAAACCCATTAGGGTATCTTAATTTTCCTAATTTATGAACTGTCCCCTGTTTATCTCTATACCCTTTCGGCAATTCAAACTCCAAAATTTCCTCTCCACCAAAAGGTATTATATTCAACTCATCAATATCAATAATTGACTTTAGACTTGCACCACAATGAGGACATTTATGTTCCATCTCTATTTCTGACCCTAATGTTGCTTCTCTTATTTTAAGAAGGGCATAATCTTGGTCTGCTATGGATAGACTTTGAATAATATCTCTCCATTCTCCTTGACCTATCTTCGGTGTTATATCCCCTATTCTGGTGATACATTTTTCAAGTATTGTCCTTACTACTTTTCCGCCATTTTCCCTAATACCTGCTTTAGATATTGCTTCTTCCTCAACACCTGTGATTTCCCTTATTGCAAATTCCTTTATAACATTTCCATCTTTATCCTTATAACCTGCCAAAAATTCAAATGTTTCTTCGCCAAAGTCCTGAATTACATCATTATCTTTCTCTGCCATCTTATCTCCTCCTAATATAATACTTTAGAGGGGGGGGCTTTTACGCCCCTCTCATTTTTACAGATAATACTCAAACTGAATTGTAATCGACTCTATCGCCACATCTTCCGAAGTTGCATCAAGTTCTGACCCTTCCCATCTGGAAACCCACGCCTCTGCTAAAGTCCAACTTCTTGCAACTTTACCAAACTTATCTAACTGCTCAATAATAACTGTAGTTCTGTAATCTGGGCTGTTAAGAGAACGCTTATATATTTCTTCCAAGTCTGTGTTAGCAAACATACCTTTTTCAAGCGTTACCTCTCCGCCTTTTTCTTTCCCTGTTAATTTATGCGTATGGGAATACCCACCTTCGTCATATTCCACTACGCCGATTTCTCTTGTCAATCCACTAACCTTTTGGAAACCCATTCCCGCAGGAAGTCCAGGCATTGATACCCTAAACCTAAACATCTGTAATGGGTCATTAGCATAAGTCCTTGCCATTTATCTTCCCTCCTTAATTATTAGCCTTTTGAGTGATACGAATAATCGTAAACTCAGCAGGCTTTTTCTTCGCATATCCTACTTCAATTATTACCTTCCCTGCGTCCCTAACTTCTTGGGAGTTCAGTTCTTCATCACATTTTACAAAGTATGCTTCCTCTGGTGTTGCTCCGAATAAAGCACCGTCAACCCATAAGTTATAAAGGAACGCTTTTACTTGTGCTGTTAAGCTACCCCAAAGTTTTTCATCGTTTGGCTCAAAGATAGACCATTGTGTTCCTTCATACAAGCTACCTTCAATCATAATATCTAAACGAATATCTGAAACATAAAACCTATCTTTATCTGGTGTTGCCATTCTTGCACCCCATACCACAATTCCTTTATTGGGTTTGGACATAATGCAATTCACGGCTTTTGCGTTCAACAATTCCACTTCACCGTCTGACAGACTTCTCTCCATTTCAACAAAGCCTTTTACTACTGCCTCTGTTCCTGCTGGTGCTTTATATACCCCTCTTTCGCTATCTGTTCTTGCGTAAACTCCTGCTATGTGTCCGCTTGGTGGAGTTAATCTTAATTTTCCTTTACCTATTGGGTCTACTACTTTACCCCAAGGATAATATACTGCCCCATAACTTCCGCCAAGTTCAGCTTTATCTGCCAATGCCTCTGTAGGCGTTCTTCCTAATCCAATATCCACTATTCCAAAGCAATCTTTTCTTCCAGAACAGTAATCTAATATCCCTTGCTGAACTGCCTTTGAAGTTTGCCCTGGGATTGCTACTATCCTTACTGCCTCGGCTTTATCGAGTGCTTTTAATCCTCTTTCTCCTAAAAAGTCTGCGTCTGTAATATCATCTATACCGTCATTACCTCCGCTAAATGCTCCCTCTCCTACTTGTAATCCTCCTGCTGGAACTGTGATAAACTTACTATCACTATTGATTATCGGTAGGTAATAATTCTCGTCTGTAATATCGTTTGTCAATCCTTCAAAGGTTTCTACTACTTCATCATCTAAAGACACCTCTACATTAAATACATCTACTCCATTCTCTTGTGTAGAAGTAACCTTCATTGATAACTTATTTCCCCAAGTCCCTTCGTCTTTAGCGTAAATCTTTATTCCGTTTTCCGCAGGAATTAAGACACTTGCTCTTTCTGCTGTTTCTGATGCTGTCCTTACTATAAATGCTGTTCCCCCACCATTTTGGAAATACCCATAAACCGCATAAGCCAAGTCCGAGTCTGCCATAAATGGTGTATCTAATCCTTTGGAAAACTTCTCGGTAAATTCTGTCCAACTTGTTACAAGTGTTGCCTCCCCAATTTCGCCCCTTCTGGCGATACCTACAAATCCTGCAACTGCTGTTCCCTGTGCTTGGATAGGCTCTGCACCAGAAGCGACCCTTTCAACATAAACATCGGGTCTTAAATAACTCGCCATTATTCTTTAACCTCCTTCTTCTTTACTTTTACAGGCGTTACCTTTGGTAGCTGTTCAATTAGTAAAAAGCCTGCCTTTGCGTTATTCTCAATTTCTTTCGTTACCTTATTTTTCTCTAATTCCTTTGTTTCAAAAGACAATAGCCTAAAAGATTTCCCGTCTTTCAAAGTAAATACTCGTGGTCTATTTAACAAATTGCTTACACGAAGCATTTAATCCCTCCTAATCTCACATTCTGTTACCATCGGATATTCCTTCTCATAACCTTCATCAAGTTCCACCCAAATTCTGTAGCTGTAAACCCTATGAAATATCCTTTCATCACCTTTTACGTAATCCGCATTTGCGAAATCTACTAATTCCATATTACAATGCCTTATATTTCCCTCTGTATCTTTTACTTCGAGGACAAAATTTCTTGGGATAAAACCTAACCACCTTCTTGTCATTTCGTTTATATCCTCTTGGTATTTAGCCCAAAAATCTATTTGATAGTAAAGGTAATAAGGAAGGGCAGATTTTTCTAATACTGCTACCTTTCGTTCTATATCTCTTTTAGTTAATACTTCTTCTCTATCATATCTTTCCGAAGCGAATACTTGATTGTAGTTAAATATACTGACGCTTGGAAATTCTTCTATCTTATATGTTCCCTCGGGATTTCGCACCATAACAGCAGAAGAAACTAACTCATCATTTTCATCATAATATTTTACTATTGTAGGGATTAGCTTTAGTAGTGCTGTATCTACTTCTTTTAACCACACACTTCCTGCCATATTACAATGCCCCCTTCCTTAACATATCCTTGAACATTTTCCTCCAACCTGCCTTTATTTCCTTCTCTATTTCAGCCCAAGTCGGTCTTATAAGTGGTCTTGCAGGTATTTCATCTGTCCCGTATTCTAGCATAAT